GATGCGCGTCTCGAGATTGTAGTCGTTGCTGTAGTACACGCACAGGTCTGCCTCTGTCAGCGTCAGGCCGTACCCTGCGGTGGCGGGGTTGCCGATAAAGAAGCGGAGCGGGTGGTCAGGGTTCTGGAAGTTCCGCACTGCGTTGTTGCGATCCTCGTCAGTGGTGTCACCGTAGTAGGACGCGGCACAGCCCTCGCCAAAGGTCTTGTTCAACAGCGCTGTGATCTGCTGGATATCGTACCGGAACCGGCTCCAGATGATTGCTTTACCCGAATGCTCCTGCAAGATCTCGACCAGTGCATCCATGCGCTTGGATGGGAAGTAGACCATCTCGCCGTCGTCGGTCTTCAGGTGGCCGGACAGCACCTGCTGCATGCGCAGCATCTGTGTGATCACAGCCGGCGCAGTGATAAGCTCGCCGCTGTCCAGCATGGTCATCGCCGTCGTCCGGATCTGCTCGTACATCTTGAACTGTTCGTCGGTCAGGCCGACGTACCGGGCGGTGTATATCTTCTCTGGCAGGTCGAGGCAGTCCTGCTTCAACACCCGGAAGCTGTGGGCATCGATGCGCTTGGTCAGCTCCTCGAGGTTCCGGTATCCCACGACCTGCTCAAAGGACATCGACCCCATGCGCCGCTTCTGTGTGACAGCGTACCGGTTCTGGAACGCGTAGTAGCTGTCGAAGCCCAAGGTCCGAGGTCCGAGGAACTCGAACTGTGCATATGCATCCATTGGCGACTTGGTAATAGGTGAGCCGGTCAGGATCCTGCGGTAGTGGAACCCTGCTGCGATCTTCATCAGGGCCTTGGACCGCTTTGCCTTGTGGTTCTTGATGGTGGTTGACTCGTCGATCGCGATCAAGCCCCGAGGTCCGAGCTTCTTGGCCATCCACTCGCCTGCGGTGCGGCCCTTGAGCGAGGAGAAGGCCTCGACGTTCATCACAAACAGTGTCATGCCGTCGAATGGTTTAGAGATGGACTGCATCTCCTCGCGCTGCGCCTTGTTGGGGTTGGCGACCCAGCGGATAACCCGATGGGGTACATGGTCGGACATGTGCTCGGGGATTTCTTTGGCGACCCAGTTCCTGTACACGCCCTTTGGCGCGATGATCAGAGAGAAGTTGATTCGCTTCTCGAGGTATAGTGCTGCGATGTTGTCGATCAGAACCTTGGACTTGCCGGTTCCCATCTCCATGAGATACCCATACGATTGGCAGTCAAGACCGGCCGCGAGCGCGTCATGCTGATGTTGGTATGGTTTAGTCTTAAAGAAGTCTATTGACACTGGTTGATCTCCTGCCTATGTTCCTACTCATGGTTAGCAAACAAGCTGGCCACAAGCAACCCTGAAGAGGAACAAACTTATGGACGACATCTTCGAAGACATTTTCGACGAGGCCGGAGCGCTCGGAAATGTAGATACGGAAACTGGCAAGAACCTCAGCGATCTCGTACGCAAGCTGCGCGCAGTAGAGAAAGAGATCGACGATTCGGAGAAACACCTCAAAGTATTGAATAGAGAGAAGCATAAGCTCTCTGTGGAAAACATTCCAACTCTCATGGACGAGATGGGCGTGGAGCGCCTTGATGTGGACGGTGTCACTGTGGTGCGTAAGCTCATGATCCATGCTTCGATCCCCGCTGCGCGGAAGGATGAGGCCTTTTCTTGGCTGCGCGAGAACGCGCTGGACGACATCATCAAGAACGATGTGACGGTGTCTTTTGGCAAAGGGCAGGACAACATTGCTGGCGACCTCGTTGGCAAGCTGGAGCAAGACGGGTTCAATACGTCCCAGAAAACCTACGTCCACTCATCCACCCTCAAGGCGTTTGTGAGAGAGCGCTTCGAGAACGGCAAACCCATCGATCTCGACATGTTCGGGGCATTCGTTGCAAACGCAGCAGAAATCAAGAGGAAGTCATGACAAGTTTTGAGATATTGGAAAAGTTGTTATCTGGTCACAAGGCTGGCTACCACTACGCGCCTAAGAAGGCCCATGCGGAGGATTGCAACTGTGATGGTCGAAAGTACGCCATCAAGTTTGACCCACTTACAGTGCAGGAGATGATCGATGGGCGCCGTTAAGAGATGGCAGATGGGGCAGGAAGAGATGGAGCAGGGAGAGTCTGACGCTCGTGAGGACCCCGATAAGTTTGAGCAAGAGTGCGAAGATCGCTGGATTGATCAGCAGATCGAGGACGAATGGATCGAACGAGACATGAAGCGTCAGGATGACGAGATTAAAAGGAAAGCAAAATGAGCACCACAGTCACAACCGCAAAAGAAACCGCAGTATCCACTGACGTGATGGACGACATCTTTGAGTATGCTGGCGAGGGCGCGTCCTTCGACAGCAGCGAGATGCAGATCCCGTTCATCCGATTGCTGCAGCCAATGTCCCCGCAGCTTAACAAGAAGAAACCGGAGTACATTGACGGCGCACGCTCTAGTGACATATTCAACAATGTCACAAGCCAGTACTGGGACGGAGAAGCAGGTATCAGGGTTATCGCATGCTACCAAACCACCAAGTATTTGGAGTTTGTGCCTCTTGAAATGGGGGGTGGATTCCGCGGTGAGATACCCCCTAACAGTCACCTGCTTCAGCAGACCAGTCGAACCGGAGCTCGTGAGATCCTGCCCAACGGCAACGAACTGGTGAAGTCCGACCAGCACTTCTGCCTAGTCGTCGAAGAGGACGGCTCCTTCCAGCCTGCTGTAATCGACATGAAGTCGACTTTGCTGAAGGTCAGCCGCCGCTGGAAGACACAGATCGCCATGCAGAAGGTCAAAAACCCGAAGACCGGTGTGCTGACCACCCCGCCGGTCTTTGCCACGATGTGGCGTCTGTACGCCGTGGAGGAGTCTAACGACAAGGGTTCGTGGTCCACGTGGGGTGTCGAGAAGGTCGGGCTCCTGACAGACCGCAACCTGATGCTCGAAGCAAAGACCTTCCGCGACTCGATTGCCAAGGGTGAGGTCAAAGCAGCGTCAGAAATGGACGAGCAGTCTTCGGGCGGATCAGGCGGGGACGACATACCTTTTTGAGTATAATCTCGGGGCTGGTCCACTGGATCAGCCCCGACTTACCGTTTTAGGTATTTTAGCTACAACTCAAGGAGACAACAATGTCGTCAGCAGAAAGACTGCTGGCTGCTTTCGAGGGTTCGACGGCAGCTTATGGTGAAACGACGGTCGGCCGTATAGGCCGGAAGGGTAAGGCAGAGGCAAAGAGTTTTATACGCCGCGGTCAGATGACCGTGGAGATGGTGCAGAAGCACATCGATGGACAGCAGGGTGTGGGCGCGATCCCGATCACACAAGAGAACATGTGCCGCTTCGGAGCGTTGGATGTGGACGTATATGACTTGGACCACGCATCCCTGCAGAAGAAGATACAGACTCTCAAGCTGCCGCTGATCCACTGCCGCACGAAGTCCGGCGGCGCGCACCTGTACCTGTTCTTCCGAGACTGGCAGCCTGCGTCTCTGGCGCGAGAGTACCTGATCGAGATGTCGATTGCGCTGGGTTTCTCTGGCTGTGAAGTTTTCCCGAAGCAGGACGCACTTCTGGTGGACAGGGGCGACCTCGGAAACTTTATCAATATGCCATACTTTTCGGCAGAGCAAACCACGCGGTACGCGTTCGGCAAAAGAGCCGAGGCTCTGGACCTTGATGAGTTTCTGGACCTGATCGGGGTGTCTCGTGTGGACATCGCAGACTTGGATGCCTTGGATTTGTCGGGGTCGAAAGAACATTTCACCGATGGCCCACCCTGCCTAAGAATACTGGTCGCGACAGGCTGCGTGTCCGAGATGCGGAACAACACGCTTCTGCAGATGGGCGTGTATGCCAAACAAAAATATCCTGACACATGGGAGAAAACGGTGGAAGATTACAACCGCAAATTCATGGAGCCACCTCTGGAATCCAAAGAGGTGATGACGGTCATCAAGCAGCTGGGAAAGAAGGACTACTTCTACATGTGCAGCATGGAGCCCTTTGCATCAGTCTGTGACAAGGACCTCTGCCGCACGAAGAAGTACGGGGTGGGTGGCGACAGCGAGAGCAAGGCGCAGGTGGGCGGACTGACCGTTGTGCTATCCGAGCCCCGGCTCTACTTCATGGACGTGAATGGTAAGAGGGTCGAGCTCACTGTCGACCAGCTCCACAACCAGTCGCTCTGGCAGAAGGCGTGCCTTGCCCAGATAAACTTCATGCCGTCGACGATGAAGGCTCAGGACTGGACGTCTGTCGTGAACCGCATGCTGACTCAGGCCACCTATCAGGAGGTGCCGAGGGAGCTCACGATGGCAGGGCAGTTCGAAGACCTTCTCAAGGGTTACTGCAATGGCAGCGCGCAAGCGTACGACGCTGCGGAGCTTGAGACGGGCAAGCCGTGGCACGACGAGGGGCGCGTCAAGTTCAAGATCGATGGGCTTGTGGGCTACCTAAAGAACCGAGCGCATCCATGGGCTGACAGCCGTGCGAAGATACAGGAGGAGATCAAGCGATTGAATACAGGGGCCGACTTCTCCGGAAGACAGCACTACAAGACTGCCGATGGTAGATGGGTGGCCTGTCGCGTGTGGTGGGTACCGGAGTTTGAAGAAGAAAACATCGACCTGCCTATAGAGGAGATCAACAATGACATTCCCTTCTGAGAAACTTTTGTCCGTCAAGGATCTGGCGACCTTTCTGGGTGTGACCACCGCCGCTGTTTACAAGTGGATCAAGCAGGGGTCTATGCCCGCACCGTACCGGTTGGGTGGGGTCTCTGGTCCGCTGCGCTGGGACGCAGCAACGATCAACGCGTGGCTGGAGGAAAGCAAGTGATTGAGAACAGCACACAGATCTTCGGGCCGCCCGGCTGCGGCAAGACCGAGCGATTGATGCAGATCATCGAGGAGAACATTGCAGCGGGTGTGTCGCCTGCCGACATCGTCTTTGTTTCGTTCTCCAAGAAGTCTATTGAAGAGGCGCGCGACCGTGCCATGACCCGCTTTAATCTGGATGTGAAGCAGCTGGCGCGGTTCCGCACACTGCACTCCACTGGGTTCGTCGGCCTGAGCATGTCCTACGGGGATGTGTTGGCTGGCGCTGACTACAAAGAGCTGGGCCGGATGCTCGGCGAGGAGTTCAACATGAACGTCCGGCCAGAGGATGGGGTGCTGATCCCCACGGATCTGAAGCGTGGAAGCAAGTACATCCAGATCATCGACCGGGCGCGATATCGGATGATCCCGCTGGAGGAAGAGTGGAAGGACCACGACACCGACTTCCTGTCGCTCTTCAAGGCCCGTCAGATCCGCGACCAGATCATCGAGTACAAGGCAAAGCTGGGCAAGATCGATTATGTGGACATGATCGAGCTTTATGTACAGATTGTTGAACCCGAGCCCTGCCGCATCCTCATCGTGGACGAGGCCCAGGACCTTACCCCTTTGCAGTGGGCCATGGTCCAGAAGATGGCGCGCTCTGCGCAAGAGGTGTGGATTGCAGGGGACGACGATCAGGCCATTCACCGCTGGACAGGGGTGAACGTGCAGCTGTTCATCAACATGTCCCCCAACCGGATTGTTCTGGAGCAGTCCTACCGTCTGCCCAAGCAGGTCTTCGACCTAGCCCAGAAGATCGTCAAAAGGATCAAGGACCGAGTACCAAAAACCTACCGCCCGACGGACGAGGAAGGAAGTGTCAGATGGCACTATGACCTAGATTCTGTCCCACTGGCCCGTGGATCTTGGACTATCATGGGGAGGACCAACTATCTGGTGACTGAGATGGCCAAGCAGGTCTTTCAGATGGGGTACTACTACTCCATTAAGGGGTCGGCCGTGATCACTCCGGCGCAGGCCCGAGCTGTGCAGACATGGCGCGACCTGTGCAACGGGGAGCGCGTTGATTTGTCCCGCATTAAGGAGCTGTACGATGTCGTCCCCAAGCAGGGTGACAGAGCGGTGGTGCGGCGAGGATCGGCAAAGCTTCTTGAGGCCGCGGCCCCGGACGCAACACTGTCGATGGTTCAGCTTGAGCGGGAGTTTGGTCTGCTGCCGCAGGGCGACCTGCTGGCCACACCTGACGCCTTCGAGCTACTCAATCTGGGACGGGACATGAGTCTGTACCTGCGCCACATCGAGGCCTCTGGAGAAGACATCACCAAGCCGCCGCGCATCAAGCTGTCCACCTTCCACGCGATGAAGGGTGGGGAGGACGACAATTGCGTGGTATCGTTGGCCACGACCAAGGCCTGCGAGGAGAGCATGTATCCAGACGATGAGCACCGAGCATTCTACGTCGGTGTGACCCGCGCTCGCCAAAATCTCCACATCGTAGAAACCAACAAAAAGTACAGGTACCCGCTATGACTTTCGCTTTTAACGACCCCCGCATGTGGGACTGGGCCGTAGGCATGGCTCGTCACGTCGCACTTTTAAGCAAGGATCCTAGCACCAAGGTGGGTGCAGTGATCTTTGATGGCAAAAAACGCATCGTTTCTGCCGGCTACAACGGCCTTCCTCGCGGCGTGAGCGACACGCAGGAGCGGCTTACCAACAGGGATATCAAGTACAAGATGATCCTGCATGCCGAAGTCAATGCCTTGAGCTTTGCCACAGCACCGGTCGAAGGGGCGACGTTGTTTTGCACGCACCCTTGCTGCACACAGTGCGCGGCGCAGATCATCCAGCGCGGCGTGGCGCACGTCTGCTGGCCGACACCGGATGTCACGTTCTTCAGTCGATGGGCGTATGACATGGACCTCTCGGCTAAAATGTTTGAAGAAGCAGGAGTAACAATCCATGTCCGATAACCAAGCACAGAAAGCGCAGGTACTTTCCATGACCAAAGAAGAAATTCTTGACAACGCAAAGCAGCTCATCGCAGGTCAGAGGGCCGCTGACTACGGAGACGCGAAAGACAATTTTGATCGAATCGCCGCGGGCTGGAACATCATCCTGCAAGGTGCGCTTGATACGCACGGGTACTTCACTGCGCAGCACGTAGCGTTGATGATGGACTGGGTAAAGACAGCGCGCTTGCTGGAAACCCTCGACCACAAAGACAGCTGGATCGACAAATGTGGGTACAGCGCCCTCGGTGGCAGCTTCAAAAAGGACGAAGAATAATGGCAAGAGAGCGCAGCGACAAGAGCACCATCTCTTTTCTAGAGAGGATGGACCTCGGCGAGAAGCTCGTGCCGGACTGGAACATCCCTTCCGAGTACCCAGACCTGACGAAGTACCCGCAGATTGCGGTTGACCTAGAGACTTGCGACCCGCACCTCACGACACTGGGGCCCGGCTGGGCGCGCAACGACGGGTTCGTCGTGGGCATTGCCGTCGCCGCGGGCGATCAGGCTTGGTACTTCCCGATCCGCCACGAGAACGGCCACAACCTCGATCCGAGGATGACCCTCAAGTGGTTCTCCAAGCAGATGGCTACGCCGCACATCGACAAGATCATGCACAACGCCACCTACGATTTGGGCTGGCTGCGCGCAGAGGGGGTTAACGTTCAAGGTCGAATTATTGACACGATGATCACCGGCGCCATCGTGGACGAGAACCGCTTCTCGTACAGCCTGAACAATCTGGGCCGCGACTACATCGACATGCGCAAGGACGAGAAGATGCTGCGCGCTGCAGCCAAGGACTGGGGCATCGACCCCAAGGCTGACATGTGGCGACTGCCGCCATCCTACGTCGGGGCCTACGCCGAGCAGGACGCGTTCATGACCATGAAGCTGTGGGACCGACTCAAGACAGAGATCAGCAGCCAAGACCTGTCGCACATCTTCCAGCTCGAAACATCGCTGATCCCGCTGATGGTGGACATGCGTGCGCGCGGCGTGCGCGTCGATCTGGACAAGACGGACATGGTCCGCAAAGGTCTGAGGACCAAGGTCCAAGATCTGAAGTCCGAGATCAAACGCAAGACAGGGGTGGACATCGAACCTTGGGCGTCGGCGTCGATGCAGAAGGTCTTTGAGGCGCTGAACCTGCAGTACCCACAGACAGAGGCTGGCGCACCGTCGTTCACGAAGCAGTACCTGAACGCCCACCCGCACGAGGTCTGCCAAATGATCGTCAAGCTGCGAGAGTTTGACAAGGCCGACAGCACGTTCATCGACTCGATCCTACGGCACGAGCACAAGGGGCGGATCCACACAGAGTTTCACCAGCTCCGCAGCGATGACGGTGGCACTGTCACCGGCCGCTTCTGTGTTTCGGAAGACACCCTGATCGAAACACAGCGTGGGCCCGTCCCCATCATTGACATCAAGCCTCGCCAAGACATGGCCTTGACGCACCGAGGGAGGCTGCAGCCTATTCGTCATTTGATTT